AAATTAAGCTTAAAGTTCCTGCGGAACAAAAGGATATTCCACTACACAAGTACCAAAAGTATGCTAAGATAGTAAACGACGCGGAAGGGGATTTAGCGGAGGATTTTATCCGAGCAAAGATACTTGAGATATTTTGTGGTGTAAATCTCAAGGAAGCCTATGAGCTTCCGTTGAAAGAATTAGACGGTGTAGTAACCCACGTATTGGGTTTAATGGCTGAAAAGGCTAAACTACAAAGACGGTTTACAATGACCGATCCAAACGGAGATACTGTTGAGTTCGGTTTTATGCCTAATATGGATGAGATGTCTCTAGGTGAATACATTGACTTGGAGAAGTATATTTCTAGTTGGGATACTATGCATAAAGCTATGTCGGTATTGTACCGGCCTATAGTAGTCGGTAAAGGGGAGTTCTACGACATAGAGCCTTACAAAGGTTCGGACAAGTATTCTGACATAATGAAGGACTCACCCGTCACTGTTGCTTTAGGTGCGATGGTTTTTTTTTACGATTTAGGGAAAGAATTGTTGAGAATTACGAAGCACTTTTTGGATCAGGAAGCTCTGGAGAATCTCAAGTCGGAATTGGACAATCCTTCGGAGTTAAGTGGGGATGGTATCAATCCGTCTATGCACTTGCCGGAGGGGATGTCAGAAAGTTTGAAGAAGTTACAGGACTTGGGGTCCACCAATGTTTAATGTGGTTAGAGTTTGAAAAAGAGAAAAACGAATTAGAAGCAGAAAGAATAAAAAAAGCATATAAGCAATGAGAGCAGTATATCAAGTATTAGACAAAATGAAAGACAAGCTAAGGTCGTCCCCTAACATACAGACAGTATCGTTTGGTGATTTGTTTGATATAGACCTCAATAAGACAGATATATATCCCATCGCTCATATCGGGCTTGGGACTACCTCTATGCAGGAACACAAACTAGAAGTCGGAATAAGCCTTACATTGCTTGATGTAGTAGACGACAATCGGAATTCGGCGGTTACAGATGATTTTTACAGTAATGACAACCTTCAGGATATCCTAAACACTCTGTTGGCGGAAGCCAACATCTTAGTGTCGGACCTGAGAAGGGGAAGCAGTTACGATGAGCTTTTTCAAGTGGAGAGTAATGTGTCTGCAGAGCCATTCTTAGATAGATTTGAGAACCAGCTTGCAGGCTGGTCTCTCAATATCATTATATCATTTCCTAATAACGATACAAGTATTTGCTAATGGGGTCTAATTTAGAAGGGACATTGCGTAAGATTGCTAATGAGCTTATCCAAGATATGGTTAATGAGATAACCACAAGAGAAAGGGTCGCTAGTGGTACTTTAAGAGACTCTTTTAAAGCAGAACCAACTAAAGAGGGTATTGGTATCAAGAATGAGGCGAGGTCTCCGGAGGGGTATAATTACTCATCTAACGTAGATTTAGGTAGAAGGCCAGGTAAGTACGTACCTATACAGCCTCTAGTTCGTTGGGCAACCCTCAAAGGGATTGTCCCAAAGAACAATAAGTCGTTAAAGCAATTTGCTTTTGCGGTTAGTAAAACATTAATGAAGCGGGGTTATCCTGGAATAAACTATGCTGCTAAATCATTCCTTAAGTCACAGGATATGATAACAAAAAGAATAGGTGAAGCATATTTAAAAGACTTAGAAAAACAATTAGAGAAACAAATACCAAATCTTAAGTAATGGCAAGATTAATAAACACACGAAGTCCGTTTTACATAAAAGTATCAGATAGTAATTTAGCTGTTGCTAAATTGGAATTATACATCTATGAAGGTGTTAAAGACGTAACTCCCGATGCTGCAGACTTGAAATACTCAATAGTAAAGGCAGAGATAGGCGGAAGTAATTATGTTGTGTTTGAGATATCTGACTTAGTGAAAGACTACATAGAGTATAAATACGATGGTGAATATGACAGTTATTGCGTTTGGGTAAATCCCGTAATAACAGCATACAGTGATATTTTAGGAACAACACCGATTGCATCACCAACAGTTTCACCAAGTGATTATAGTTCTCAATTCATAGCAACAGAAGGTTACGGCTACTTTGAAGAGGGTGTAAACCCAGACTTTGATGAAGGGCTAATGATGTCCGAAGGAACTATATACAGGGTTAATGACAGGAGTATAAATATTCCTGTTTACACAGGTAGTACAAATAGCGTAGCTTTTAGATTAAATGGAGAAACTGTATATTCTAAAAATATTGTTTATACAGACCCTGCAAACCCCACAACATCTGAAGCAATCCAATACATAGCTTCTGATAGCAATTCAACAGCAGACAGCTACAAAGAGAGAGTATTAGAAAATGGTGGTATATTTGAATACAACAGATGTCTTGAGGCATTTGAAGATGTTGTTGATATGGGTGCTGTCGATGAGGTTTGGGTTAACTACACAAATTCCACAGAAACAAAAACGAAGATACTTAAAGTAAAAACATTCGACTGTTCAAAGTATGAGCCGATAAGAGTTACCTTTGTAAATAAGTATGGTGCACTACAAGACTTTTACTTCACAAGAAAATCAAGCGAATCGGTGTCAGTCAAAAAAGACGCTTATAAAGCGTCTATTCTAGACTTCTCTGGATCATCCGTTACTTATGACACCACCGGACACCAACAGAGAACACTGAATTTAATAGGTAATGAAAGTATTACCTTAAATACAGATTACATAGACGAGTCTTGCAATGAACATATCAGACAACTAATGCTTTCTGAACAGGTTTGGATGACAAGACTTACTGATGAAGAGTTAATATTTCCGCTAACACTTAAATCTCAATCTGTTCAAATGAAGACCTCTTTAAATGACAAGATGATTCAGTATACTATGAATTTTGATATTGCAAATGATAAGATAAACAGTGTAAAATAATGAATGTAGTTACTCTTTATATAGAAAATACTGATGGTGTTCTTGAACAGGTAGATTTATTTAGGGATGAAACAATATCTGTTACATCTAAAATACAAGACATACGTGATATAGCAAAAGTGTTTACCGACTTTTCGCAATCATTTACACTCCCAGCTTCTAAAAAGAACAACAAGATATTTAGACATTTCTACAACTATTTCATATCAGAAGGTGCGTTTGATGCTAGAAAAAAAGTTGATGCTGTATTAGAGATTAACCATATGCCATTTAGGGAAGGAAAGGTTTTTCTAAACAACGTTAAAATGAAGGATAACGGTCCTTTTTCTTACAACGTAACATTTTACGGTAATACAGTTAACTTAAAAGACGCTTTAGGTGACGATGAGTTAACTAAATTGGACTTATCACAATTTGATCACGATTACGATAGTAATGAAGTAAAAAACGGCTTAACAACGGGCATTAACTTTAGTGGTAACACTACTTCTATTATATACCCACTTATAACACATACAAAAAGACTTTATTATGAGTCTGTAAACAGCAGCTCACACACTATAGATGGTAATCTATATTGGCAGAATACAGGGGCTAATAGTCACAATGCAGATGCAGCATTGGAATTTACAGACCTTAAGCCAGCGATAAAAGCAAGTGAAATAATCAGTGCTATTGAAGCAAACCCAAATTACAATATATCTTTTGTTACGGGTAATGATAATGATTTCTTTGATTCTGATGCCTTTAGTAATCTTTACCTTTGGCTTAGTAGAACAAAGGGTATATTGGGCGGCGAAGAGTCTGATGTGGAAAAAGTTAAGGTGGTTGAAGATTGGCAATACGACTCTGGGGATAATTTCGTATCTATATCATCTAATGGCCAGGAGTTTTTTGTTACCGACTTACCGTCTTCCGGTGCGCCATTTGATGTTTTTACTGTTAGCTCTACGGTTATTCCAGAAACAGGTTATACTAATGTTAGATATACATTGCAATTACTTATAGATGAGGTTGTTTGGGTTGAAAAAACAAATGTAACTGGAAACAATAATGTTATATTTACAACACAGTTTTTTCCAGCAAATTATAACAATAAAAAGTTCAAAGTTGTAGTGAAAAGTAATAGTGCTTTTTTATTCACAGTATCGGCAAGTGTGTATGACCAATTTAGCAACCCAGATAGATTGCAATATTTAGACACGAACCCATCTATATTATCAGCACAAAGTCAAGTTTTAATAAGACAGGAGTTACCTAAAATGAAAATAATGGATTTTCTTTCAGGTATATTTAGTATGTTTAATTTAACTGCTTTCGTTGAACAAGATAGGTCTAGTTCTGATTATGGGAAAGTTAAAGTTATGACTTTAGATGATTTTTACGCATCAGACATACAGTTATTTGATATAACAAAATACGTGGAGTCTTCAGAGACAGATATTGAATCAACAATACCATTTAGTGAGATTAATTTTAAATATAGCGAAGGTCAGACGCTATTAATGAAGAGGCATAGTCAGGATTTTAATGAAGATTTTGGCGATGAAGAATTTAAGCCAGACGGAGTAGACAGGGGTAAGCCGTATGAGGTTAAGACTCCATTTGAGCATATGAAGTTTGAAAGGCTTTTTGATGAAAATGTTTCTTCGATACTTATAAACACACCTACAGATATACAATGGGGTTATTCTGCAAACGACAACTTCAAGCCAGATTCAACTGCAGAACCACAACCTACAGCAAATTATGAGCCTGTACTTACAAAACCTATGCTTTTTTATGGTATAAATGTAACTATATCAGATAATAGAAAGATAAATTGGATTGGAAACGCACACGAAGGACTATCAACCTATTGGAAACCGTCTAATACCAATGAAAATGGAAGTAATCCATCTTATAACTTGCCATTGGAGTCAGGCACAACAACCTCAACAACAACTGATAAATTAGTAGATAGTGGTCAAAACTTTCTATCAACTGTAGAGATTGGTGATTTTGTGGATAACACTGACGACTCAACAACGGCATTAGTTACTAATGTTGATAGTAACACAACACTATCATTAAGCCAAGATATATTCACTTCTGGAGAAGACTATAAGATATATAGAAGACCTGAATTTACCTTAAACTTCGATAATGAAGTTGATGAATGGAATTTAATTGATTATGACGGTCAAACAAATTCGCTATTTAAGAACTTCTACGAAACTTACATATCAGATGCTTTTGACGCAAAGAAAAGAATATTTAAAGTTAAGGCATATTTACCAAATAGCGTGTTACTTAAGTACAAGATGAACGATAGATTTCAGATTGGAGACAAAGTATTTACTATAAACTCAATAGATACAAACCTAAAAACAGGCGAATCTAAATTAGAATTATTAAACGTATTATGATAAAAAATATTTTAGACTTATTGAAGTTAGATGATTATTACGGTATGTCACCTCATATTGATATAGCTAAAGGAAAATACCAAGCACCTAGAACAATAAAAGAAGCACTTAAAAAACATAAAAGATGGCAGCACAATCAGAATACTTAATTAATATAAAGGTAATAGATGGCAAAGCTCAAGCTAGTGTAGATGGGCTTACTAAAGGTTTTGTAGACTTAGATACTGCATTAACTAAAGTAAAAACTTCTACAGTACAAGCTAGTAAAGCTACAGATAATTTAGGTAAGAAAAACTTAGATATGATGTCTAAGGCTGGCCTTGCAGGGGCCACCCTTACTGAGATTGGTCGAACTATATCTGACTTACCTTATGGTATTAGAGGTGTTGCGAACAACTTATCGCAGTTATCCACTTTATTTGTTACTCTTGTTTCAACCACAGGTGGTTTAACAAATGCAATAAAGCTACTGAAAACACAATTAGCAGGACCTCTTGGTGTTGTTTTAGCATTTCAAGCGGTGTTAGCCGCATTAGATTATTTTGCTGGAGGTACTAAAGAGGCTGCTGATGCACTTGATAGACTTGGAAACAGATTTGGTGAATCTGCTACCAAGCTAACAACGTATAAACAAGTTCTTAATGATGCTACTATATCCGCAAAAGAAAAAAGGCACGTTCTAAAAGAGGTTACAAAAGAGACGGGTGGATTGAATGTAGAGCTAGGCGAAAATAATCAATTAACGTCAGAATCAAGTAGATTATTAGATGATAATATAGCTAAACTTATAGAGCAGGCTGAGGTTAGAGCAATATTAGATAGGCTTACTGAACTCAATACCGATAAATTAAAATTAGAATATCAATTACGCCAAGAATTAGGTAGTGAATATTCTAGATTTATAAATACATTAAACACAGCGGGTAGTACTATAGGTCAATCGGGAGGTGTTGTTGGTCTTTTAGGATTAGATAAGATATCTAATATAACAGGAGATATAGGTGAGGTTAATCAGGAGATATCTGACTTAATGGAACAACTAAGAGGCAAAACCCTAGATGTTTTCAAAGATTTAAAAAAGGGTGGAAGAGCTAGAAAAATCGTTGACGACTTCAATCAATACTTTACCAAAGAAATGGATGCTCTAAATGTAGCTAGGGCTGGCAGTGAAATAAGAAGATTAAAGGAAGAAAGATTCCAAAGATCAAACTCTTTAAACATAGAGATTGCAAATAGAAAAGCTAAAGAGAAAAAATTATTTGAAGATGGTATTATAGATCAAGAGGAATATAACTTTAGAATAGGAGAATTAGAGTTTCTCAAGGGAGAAAAAATGATTCAAATAAACAAAGAAATTGACCGAGCTATAAATGAAGCTAGAATAAATAACTTTATGGGTCAAGTAGAGCTTATTGCTAGTATTGGGGATCAATTCCTTGAGTCTGAAATATCCAGAGAAGAAAGAAAAACTGTTTTAATGAATAATCAACTTAAAGAAAGATTAAGAAATGATAGTTTATCAGCAAAAGAAAGGGAAAGTATAAATGCTCAGATAGAAGCTAACGAGGAAAATCTACAAAAGAAAAGAGATAAGTTAGCCGAGAAGCAATTTAAAATACAAAAAGCAGTATCTATAGGTCAGGCATTAATAAATACCTATGAGATGGCTAACAGGGCGTATAATGCAGTATTGGCTGGGCCAGAAAAGTTTCTGGGTATATCTGCTTTAGTATTGGCTAAAATTGCAGCAGGTACAGCAACCGCCTTAGGTCTCGCTAACGTAGCTGCAATTGCTAGACAACAATTTGTTCCTTCTGCATTATCAGCAGGTGGCGGTGCTGGAGGTGGAGGTGGAGCAGGTGGGGCAGGAGCCGGCATAGAAGCTCCTGACTTCAATATAGTGGGTGCTTCGGCATCTAGTCAATTAGCTCAAACGGTAGCCGGTCAAGAAGCTAAACCTGTTAAAGCGTTTGTTGTTGGTAAAGACATATCATCACAATTAGAATTAGATAGAAATATAAGTAGTACAGCTTCATTCGGAGGATAAGAACAAAAAGCAACTTAATAAGTTATTTAGGTATGGAAGAAATAAAAGTAATCGAACTTATCATTGATGAGGAGAATGAAATCAGTGGAATAGATGCTATTTCAATCGTAGACGACCCAGCAATACAAGAGGACTTCATTATGCTTAGTTCTCAAGAGGTAAAACTAGCAGAAGTAGATCAAGAGAAGAAGATTCTTATGGGGCCTGCTCTAATTCCTAATAAAAAGATATACCGAAGAAGTGGAGAGGATGAATATTACATTTATTTCTCTGAAGATACCGTCAGAAAAGCCTCAGAGCTTTTCCTGACTAAAGGATATCAAAATAATGCTACTTTAGAACACGATGGGGACTTAGATGGCTTATCTGTCGTAGAATCTTGGATTATAGACGATACAAATCAAGATAAATCAAGAAAATACGGTTTTGACCTACCTAATGGCACTTGGATGGTCTCTATGAAGGTATATGACGACTCGGTATGGTCAGATTACGTTAAAACAGGTAAAGTAAAAGGTTTTAGCATCGAAGGACACTTCGCAGATGCTATGGAAAGACCTCAAGAGCAACTTCCTGAGTATGGGGATGAAGAGCTAGAGGCTTTATCACTCATAGAAGAGCTTACAGAGGCTATGGAGGTCGAATTACGCACATATGATGATTATCCTAAGGCTGCAAGAGAAAATGCACAGAAAGTCCTCGATTGGCGTTTGCGTTATGGTCGTGATGAGGTTAAAGGAATGACTAGGGTGGGCTGGCGAAGAGCCAATCAGCTCGCTAAGGGTCAAAAAATCAGCCGCTCAACGATTGCTAGGATGGCTTCATTCAATAGACACCGTAGAAACGCTACTATAGACCCAGACTTAAGAGGAACGCCCTGGAAAGATGCAGGATACGTTGCTTGGCTTGGTTGGGGTGGTACTGAAGGTGTAAATTGGGCTATCCGTAAGATGAAGCAATTCAGGAGAGGGGAGTTTGCGTCTATGGTTATTGATAAGAACACCGCTATAATAGATGATAGGCTTGCGTATGCAACAAAGGAGCTTGCAGAGAAAGCTGCTGAAGATATTGGATGCGAAGGATATCACGAACACGAATTTGAGGGCGAAACCTGGTATATGCCCTGTGAAAAGCACAATCTAGCAGAAGTGGGACCAAAAGGTGGCATAAAAAGCTCTCCTAAAAAACACCCTAAATCTTCAAAATGAACAGAAAGAAATTTGTTACACCATCGAATAGTAGTCCAAGAGGCGGACGTAGAGGATGTTTATGTAAAGACGGTAGGACTTACAGTAAGAAATGCTGCGATGGGTCACTCCAGGCTCAAGGTATAGGTCCTACTAGCGGAACAAGTTAAAAATACAACAAATACATACCGATTTAGTTAAGTAGTTAGTTAATTATTGTTTAACCTTATTAATTCGTATATGAAAGCTAACGAAATTGTAGAGCGTTTCAAAAACGTTTTACTTAGTACTGAGACTAAAGAAGAGGAAACTCCTGTAGTTGAAGACCAAGTAGAATTGTCTGAGGAAGCTAAAGACATCCAAGTTGACGCTGCTGAGGAAGTTAAAGAAACTTCTGAAGAAGTTGAAATGACTGAAGAGCTAGAAGAAACTAAGGAAGTCGAAGAAGAAGTAATGGAAGAAGAAGATAAGTACGCTACTAAAGAAGAACTCGCTAAAGCTATGGCTGAAGTAAGAGGTATGATTGAAGAGCTTACTGCACAAAAGGAAGAATTGGAAGTTCCAACTGAACTATCAAATCAAGAACCTGCTGTGGAGCCATTATCTCATAGTCCAGAAGCAGAGGTGTCTAAAAAACCAACACACCTATTTGCACAAAATAGAAGTAAATCAACTCTTGACAGAGTAATGTCAAAAATAACAAACAACTAAAATAAAATAAAATGCCAAATCCAACTATTACTAGTTCATACGCAGGCGAATTTGCTGGCAAGTATTTAGCTGCTGCACTTTTATCTGCTGATACCTTAGATCAAGGTACTATCACTATTCTGCCTAACGTAAAATACAAGGCAGCTATGAAAGTAGGTGCTTTTTCAAATCTTGTTCGTTCTGCGGACTGCGATTTTGACTCAAGTACTTCAGGAATGACACTTACAGAAAGAGTGCTTACTCCTACTGAGTTACAAGTAAACCTACAAATCTGTAAAAAAGAATTACACGCTGACTGGGAAGCTGCTCAGATGGGTTATTCTGCTTTTGACAGCCTACCTCCGCTATTCTCTGATTTCGTAATCGGACAAGTAGCTGCTGAGGTTGCTAAAGCAACTGAAACTTCTATCTGGAGTGGTTCTGCTGGAGAAGGGTCTTTCGATGGTTTTGAAACTCTACTTGCTGCTGACGCAACTGTTGTAGACGTTACTGCTGCAACTGTTACTTCATCTAACGTAATCGCACAATTAGGTGCTATCGTTGATGCTATTCCAACTGCCGTTTACGGAAAAGAAGACTTAACTTTATATGTATCTTCTAACATCGCAAGAGCTTATGTTCGTGCGCTTGGTGGATTCGTTGCTACTATCGGTGGTGCAGGTACTGACAACAAAGGTTCTCAGTGGTACAACGGTGGTCAACTTTCTTTCGAAGGTATCAATATAGTTGTAGCTAAAGGACTTGCTGACAACACTGCTGTTGCAGCTCAGAAATCTAACTTATTCTTCGGAACAGGTCTATTAGATGACAGAAACGAAGTTAAGTTGATTGATATGGCTGATATCGATGGTTCACAAAATGTTCGTGTAGTTATGCGCTATACTGCAGGTGTACAATTCGGAATCGGTTCTGATATCGTTCTTTATTCTTAATAAACTGAAACATTAATCTAAAAGGGGTAGGTAAGCCTTAGAGCCTACCTGCCCTTTTTTAATACTTAAATAATTATGGCTTGTGATTTAACTAGAGGTAGAAAAGAACCCTGCAAAGACGTAGTAGGCGGTATAAAAGCTGTTTACTTTACTGATTTCGGTGACTTCGGTACTGTTACACAAACAGACGATGAGATTACTGATATGTCAGGAACTTTCACTGCCTTCAAATATGATGTAAAAGGAAACTCTTCTCTTGAGCAAACTATCAACGCTTCTCGTGAGAATGGAACTTCTTTTTATGAGCAAACACTAAATCTAACCCTACACAAATTGAGTAAAGAAGACCACAAAGAGATTAAAATCTTGGCTGCTGGTCGTCCTCATATTGCTGTAGAAGACTATAACGGAAACGTAATGGTTGTAGGTTTAGAACACGGTGCTGATGTATCAGGCGGTACAATCGTAACAGGTGCTGCTATGGGAGACCTAAGCGGATATACTCTTACGTTTACTGCACAGGAAACTAAGCCTGCTAACTTTGTCGATAGCCCAACGGCTGCTGACCCATACGCAGGAATGTCAAGTGCTACTGTAACTGTAACTGTAGGAACTAACTCTTAAACATAGTAGGTTCTTAAACGCAATAGGCCTCACCTTTATGGTGGGGCTTTTTTGTAAACAAATAGTTCGATTTCAAGTTATATAGATATGAATGTGTTAATTCCATCAACATCTAGTCAAGAAATAAAAATAATACCTAGAGATTATACTACAGGAAGTAATTTTACCGTTATTCTAATTGAAGACGGAAGTGGTAAAAAACAAACCATAACAGGGGTTACAGGTATTTTAGAGGGGAACTACTTTAAGTTAACAGTTGCCTTTACTATACTAATTGCAAACTCAACTTATTTCATAGAAGTTCAAAATCAAGATGGAAGTGTTATATATAAAGGAAAAGTATTCTGCACCACAAGAACAGATAAGAGATATAAAACATCTTTAAACACAGGTAAATATAGCGAACACACATCTAACACGCTTAATCAAAAATATATAATTGTTGATGGTGGATCGACAGATGAAGCTCCTATCGGAGGCGGTGGCGGAGGCGGAGTTAGCGATGTTATTATTTGTTATGATGAAGGAGATATGGCTGCATTAACAAGCGCATTCCAAATATGTAACTTATATTGTGTTACTATAAATGACACTACATACGATGATTGGTACTTACCTTCAAAAGAGGAAGCTGAAGAGTTATATAGATATCTAGGACTTCTTAATCAAGTTGCTGTACAATACGGATATGACCCATATTATGTTCCAGAAGTGGTGTCAACACCATCTGGACCAAGTCAAACAAATTTATATTATTGGACATCAACAGAAAGAGTTGAATCGCCAAGCAGAGCTTATGTTTATCAGAGATGGTTTTATAATCCGCCAATATCAAATTTAACAAAGGACATTCCAGAGAATTGCTACTTATCTGAAGTAAATTGCAATGGTGCTTATTACAACACTAAAAAGACAAGGGTTAGACCTGTAAGATTTGAACCTGGAGTAGATGGAAGTATTCAGGGTAATCTAGGTGAAAAAGGTTATGGGGGTATTGTCGCTGGCGCATATACTCTTAATGGAGTAGATGGTGCATTGATAATCTCACCAACAGAACCTAAACCTGAAGATGCTTACACACAATGGAGTGATTTAGGACAAGTAACAACAGGAGCTAACAGTGAAACGGATGGACCGGCTAACAGCGCAATAGTATTAGCATTAGAAACATAGATATGCCAAGAAAAACTAAACCAACAGGAACAATTAGAGTAGTAAACCTACAAGGATATACTATTCCAGAAATTAAAGAGGACTACAGGAATAATTGGGTCACTTACGGACAGGATAATAATTATTTTGGAGATTTAATTGATAATTATTTAAGTAGCCCAACAAATTCTTGCTGCGTGAATGGTATCGTAGATATGATTTACGGAAGAGGATTGAGCGCAACAGACAGCGAAGAAAAGCCTGAGATGTACGCTCGCTTTAAAATGATATTAAAAGACGAAGAGGTAAAAAAGATAGTTAATGATTACAAGTTACTTGGTCAAGGTGCTGTTCAAGTTGTTTACAATAAAAGCAAAACTAGAATTACTTCTCTTACGCATTTCCCTATGGAAACGCTAAGAGCAGAAAAAGCAGACGAAGGAAAGATAAAAGCATATTATTACCATCCTAAATGGAATGAATATAAGCCATCTGATAGCCCTAAAAGAATACCTACATTTGGTAACGGGAAAAGCAATGAGCATAGAGAACTTTATATAATCAAACCATACAGACCAGGATTCTATTACTATGCGCCTGTAGATTATCACGGATGTTTACAATACTGTTCATTAGAAGAAGAGGTATCTAACTACCATATAAACAACATTCTTAATGGCCTACAGCCATCACTCTTAATCAACTTTAATAACGGAGTTCCTGACGAGGAGGCTCAGCAACTAATTGAAAGCAAAATCCAAGATAAATTCGGAGGGACATCCAACTCAGGAAAGTTCATTTTAGCGTTCAATGAAGACCCAGACCGTCAAGCGGACATAGAGCCTATACACCTTCCTGATG